GCGCGGCTTGCGCCTGTTCAAAAGTCGTCGGGGCGGCGGCAGCAGGGGCCGCGCCCGGACCCGCCGCAAGCGTGGCCGCCGCCGCGCTAGGCAACATCATGTTCGCAGGCGCGGGTGCGGCCGGGGCGGCGGCTTGCGGGCGGCGCAGATCGACAGGGGCCACCGCTGGCGCAGCAGTCCCGCCCGGCGCCATTTCCTGCGCGAAAGTGAACGCCCCCGAACGGGGATAGACCAACATCGGACGCCCGTCAGGGCCGGTGGCGACTTGCGGCGTCTCCGGGCGGGCGCCACTGAGATATTCAGCGCGGCCTCGCATGGCGGTCTGCCATTCGGGCGTGCCAGGCCGCACGCCAGCGTTAAGCAGCGCCCGTTCAAACTCGTTCGGTCGGCCAGCAGCGGCGCCTTCTGACGCGCGGCGGATCAGACCTTCGGCACCTTCCGCAATTCGGCGGGCGTTCTCGACTGAAAACTGCGCGGGGATGGAGCCGGCGTACTGCGGAAACCGTTCGGCCACATATGCCCGAGCAGCGCCGTACTGCTCCGGGGTTGTGGCGGCGGCAAATAGGTCGCGGCCTACCTTAAGGGCCTCGGCCTCTGCTCGCGCGTTGTACTGCCCCGTCTGAGCGCGGATGCGGGCGCCCTCTAAGTTACGCTGCTCAATCTGCTGCGCCATCATGGGCGCGGCGCGGCGAAGCTGGCTAACGCCCTCCGGCGTGTTCAGATCAACGCCGGAGGCCATCAGACCGCGAAGCGCGTTGCGCTCCTGCGCCGTCTCCTGCGCCTCGGCCATCCGCATCCGGTTCATCTGGATGTTCTGGATCTGCCCATACACCTCCCCGATGTTGGGCATCTGGAAGGGGCGGACCTGCGTGGCGATGGAGTAGTCAACCATGTGCGTCGCCCCTTCTTAGGTGTAGCCGAAGCCACTCATCATCGGAGAAAGACCAGGGGCCGCATAGCCACCCCCGCCGCCCGACGGGTTTAGGTAGTTGTACATCATGTAGTTCGGCACCGCCTGCGACAGCGCGCCCGTCAGGGCATTCGTGGCGCCGACGTAGCCCGAAGCGCGGGCCTGACCGGCACCCGCCAGCCCAGCGGCCTGAGCAGCTCCAGCGCCCATGTACGACCCGGCCACACCGCGGCCGACGTCGCCAGCAGCGTTCGACAGAACATTCGTGCTGGTCTGGCCGGCGCCCATGAGGCTTTGAAGCGGGTTGAGCTGGCTGGCGCGGTTGGCTTGGTAGCGATTGAAAGCGTTCTGGTACTCTTGCGAAGCCAAATCCTGCCCAAACCGCTGGATGCCCTTAAGCGTCGCGCCGGACAACAGACCACCGCGGGCCGCTGCCGACCGCTCTAGGGCTTTCATGCCCTCGCTCATGCGGAAGCCGTAGCCGGGGTCAGCCTCATAATCGGCCATGCTGAAGTCGCGGGCATAACGGCCGTAACCTGGTTCGGTTGGTTCCCCGCCCAAACCCAGCAGTGACAGCAGCCGGTTCTGAGCGGTCAGTCCAGCTTCGCGGAAAGGAGCCTGAAGCTCGACCTGCCGTTCAAACATCGCCCTCTGTTCTTGCGCCGCCCGTTCGGCAGCTTGAACCTGAGCGGCGGCGGCTTCGCGTGCAGCGTTGGCCTGCGTTTTGGCGGCGCGGCTAGAGCCAAGGGCGCCGGCGCCGGCACCGATTGCGGCAGAGCCAAGAATAGCGGTTTCGATACCCATTATCCGGCCCTCTCGACAATGCCGTCGTCGTAAACGTTAAACCCTAACCGCCGAAAGATATCAAACATGTAGTCATGCCCCGGCGCGATACGGCTAAACGCGCCTTCATCCGCAAAAAGTTGCGCTATCACGCCTTTGGTCGCCCACTTCTTTCGCCACTCCGGCAGGATGGAGACGTGGACCTCTCCGTCCTTAAAGTAGGCGGCGCCGATGCGCTCGCCGTCCCGAACGATAGTCTTCACCGTCCAGTCTTCCAGCGCGGCTTCGTATGCCTCGTAGTCAACCGGCGAAGACCAATCAGTCGCGGCATAGCCTACGGCCAGCCCCGCCTTTCGGTCATCCACCAGCGCCGTCGGCATTACTGCGTCACCTCGCGCCCGCTGGCGCGGATGTTAAGCGCAGCGGCCGTGCCGGCGATAGTGGAAATGAAGGCGCCAGGCGACAGCACTTGGCCCACGATCTCGGGGAAGGTGTACGTCTCGTTTGCCTGGAGCGTCTTGGTGCGGACGATTAGGTTGTTGTTGCCGGGGGCGCCTGCGGCCGTGACGAGGTTGATGCTGATCGTCGCCGCCGAACCGCTGTAGTTGGTCGCCGTGAACTTGTCGATGATCGTCGTCACGCCGTTCGCCGTGTACTGCGTCGTCTGCGTGTTCTCGACGGTCTTGGCCGGGATCAGAACTACAACGGAGACAGCCATGTCCTACCCCTTCACGATGTTGACGAGGCGAGAACCGGCCTCGTTGGCGATGAACTCATGGGCCTCGTGAGGGCGCCAGTCTAGCACGTCGCCGGCCTTCACTTCGCGCTGCCAGCCAGCTCCATGCGCCAAAAAAGAGCCCGCCGCCACAACGCTAATGTGTACGTCCGTCTCGCTGTGCGTGTGCATGGGCAGCACGTCGCCAGCCTTGGGGAAGTCGTAGATCGCCCCTGTCAGCTTACCAAGTGTGAATGGCTTCGTCTCCAACATCAGAGAACCGCCGGACCGCCGCCTTCGGGCAGCACAACAGGCGGAGGCGGCGGCGGAGGCGGCACAGGAAAGAAACTGCCGTTAAACCAGTAAAACTGGTCGGCAACCACGTCGCTGCTGCACTCAGCCCAAAACAAAGGGCTGGCTACCGAGAACGCGGTGACAACAACCTCGGCTACGCGGTTGCCTAAAACGGCGCCTGTTACATCAACAACTTTCTCGGTAGGGGAGATAAGGGCGTACATAATTTAAGCTCCTACCCACTGAACATAGGCAATACCCGTGCCGCCCGTTGAACCGCCGCCGGGGACTATGCCGCCAGCACCCCCAGCCCCTCGTCCGTTTGATGTGTAGAAAAACCATGCGGCACTGCCAGAAGCCGCGCCGGCTGATCCTTGAGTGCCGTTTGCAAGACCACCCCCGCCGCCCGTAGCGGAAATTAGCGCGCCAAACGACGTTGTGCCGCCGGTAGATCCGTTAGCGTTGGCGGCCCCACCAGCGCCCCCGGTGCCGACGGTAACGGTGTACGTTGTGCCTGGCGTGACGGCTACGTTGTTGACGCCCATCCCGCCTGCGCCGCCCGGACCGCCGTCGTTAGTGCAGCCCGTGGTGTTAGAGCCGCCGCCGCCACCGCCAGCGCCAATCACGACAATCTGTGCGCGTGTGACGCCGGCCGGCGCGGTCCAAGTGCTGCTGGAGGTGAAAAACTGCTCGCGGAGCTGAACAACCGACGCAGGCGGCACAGACAGTTCGCCCGCAGAGAGGGACAGTCCCGAACCGATTGTAATCTCCTCTACCGCGCCGATGCTTGCCGTCGAACGGCCCAGCAGGCGCGCCGTGTTCATGGTCAGGCCAGACGCCGTAACGTCGCCGGTTGCGGCGGCGCCAAGGTTAGTGCGTGCAGTCGCGGCGGTAGACGCCCCCGTGCCGCCCTTGGCAACGGGAATGACGCCGCCGTTCCAAATGCCGCTTATGTCGCCGGTTACCGCCAAATCACCAGCAATGGTCACGTCGTCACCGACGCTCAGATCGCCAGTAATAGTGACGTTACCCGTGAACGTAGGGGAGTTAACCGTAATAGCGCCATACACATTATCGTAAGTAGCAATCGTAACGCCGAGCGAGGTCTGGAGCAAAAACTTGTATGTGCTGGCGCTATCAAGCCAAATCTCATTGACTCGGCCTGCGGCGTCTAGGACGATTGGGTTGGTGTGCGGGGTCGTGCCGGCGGATGTCGTGTACGTTGCCAGCGGCGTCGTGGTGCCGGCGGCGTAGGTGTAGACAAGGCCGCCCGACAAAGGGTCGCCGTTGTTATCGAAGAACTGCGCCCCAACACCTGCGAAAAGCGAGATAACGACGGGCATGGGCTACCTCGGCACCAGGGTGATTGTGGGCGCGACCGTGTAGGTCACACGGAGATAGTCGTATGGCGACAGCCAAAATACCCCCGCGGTCGAGCCAACACCATAAAAAGTTACGTTGTCTCGGGAGAAGGCAATGGCCGACACAGTGCCGCCTGTCACGATCAGATCAACCGAACGGCCGGTCGTGTTCTGGAACGTGAAGGGCGACGCGCCCACGGTGACGCCGCGCGGCGGGATGCTCCAGCCGGGCACCTCGTCGGCGGGCGGTGGCGCAACAGCAAGGCCGTCAATGGCCTGCCACAGCACAAGGTTGGTGTCGGCGCTGTAGCTTCCGGGAGGGCTAAGGGCTGCGTCTTGCAGCGCGGTAAGGAACACAGACGGGTCAGCCGACGGAGGGCCAACTTGCAGATCCTGAAGGGTTTCGGTGTTGGATCCGCTGCCCGTCAAAATGAACAGGTTAAAGAAGAAGCGATACCACTCGCGCGTCATCAAGCCCGTATTGGGGTCAATGACGGATACGCGGGGCGCGGGGAGGCTGGTGACGTTAATGGTGCTAGGCATTAGTCGGCCGAAGCGCCAGCTCGGCGCCCATGATAGCGATCTTCACGGGATCCGTGCCGGATACCTCGTACACACGGTCGCGGATCTCTAGTGTCATGCCAAGGCGCCGCCAGATGGTGCGGTAGCCAAACTGGCCAATCCGCCCCATCGACTTCCAGTGTTCGTTTGACCAAGTGTGGCCGCCATCGTCCGACCAGCGCAGCATGGCGCGAGGGATCATTGTGGTGAGGTTGGTGTCGAAGACCAGCATAGCGTCCCCGTCTTCGGTTACCAAAATGTCGCCGGCTTCGGTCGCCAAGACGCCTACTTCAAACAAAGTAGAAAAAATCTCGTCTTCCGACGGGGGTTGGTCGAGCCCTACGCCGGTCTCGCAGTCGAGCTGCAAGCTGTAGTGAGTCGTGCGCTTTAGGTTGTTCTGGCCGGTTGGCAGGGCGCGCCAGGATCGCAGCCACCGCTGAACCGCGTCGTCGTCAGCGTAGACATCAAGGTCAAAGGCATAGAGCTTGCCGTTCTGGTAATCGCCTACGATGACTTCGCTGTTGAACGCCATCTGGCAGTTGCTGCGGTGGCGAGTGTAGCTGCCGTTATTCCAGCCTGCACGCTCGTGCCATGCGCCGGTGGCGATGTCGTAGACCCAGGTGGTGTCGGCCTGCGGGAAGATCAGCACATAAAACGAGTGGCCGTCTTGCTGGTAGGTGTAGGCAATCGCATCCGACAGATTGCCGTACTGCTGGATCTGCCACTCGACAGCGTGGGTCGAGATGCGAACGGCTTGGTAGCCATTGGTGCGGTAGACGATGCCTCGGCCGCGGGCATCGGCGCCCAGCCAGAAGACGCTGTTGTCCATCTTGGCGACGGAGAAGGCGGCAGCGCAGCCCACCTCGTTGAAGGCGCCCTGGATGCGCTGGAGCGGGAAGTCAGCCGTGCCGGCGTTGTACCAGACCTCGGTAGAGTTGGTGCCAAACAGCCAGACTTCGCGGTTGCTGACAATCAGCGAGACGAGGCCGTCAGGAGAACCCTCGGCGCTGGCGAAGTCGAGCGGATCGACCTGCGTGCCTTCCAGCAGGCTTGTGATCCAGATCTTCTGGCTGTTTGGTTCGTTGAACACGAAGTAACCGTCAAGATAGGCAACAGCCACGGCGCCGGGGAAGTCAACGTCGGTGATCTGTTGAAAGACGGTCGTCAGAGTGTTGTAGATGTAGCTGGGGCCGTTGGCGGCGATGAATATCTGAGTGCCGTTGTCGGCCATCGACACTGGGCCAGTGTTGGCAACCGTACCGATGGTCGTGACGTTCCAGCTCGTATCAACGCGGTAGAGCGTGTTTCCCGACACAACATAGCCGTAGGAACCTAACTGCCACAGCCCACGGATAGGGCCGGTGCCAACTGTCACCACGCGGCGCAGGCCAGGCGCGCGCTGGAGGAAAGCCGGCTCCTTGCCAGCCTCGGGCACGATCTCCGGGAACAGGTTCACCATGCGGCTGTCCGCAGCATTGACGCTGCG